ACCTCAGCCTGCTCTTCAGCTGGCATATCACTGACCATGCCTTTGATCTGGTAGTACTCGGCGCTTACTGTGCTCATGGTGCGGTCCTTGTTGCGCGCCACGATTTGGCGCATTAGAAAACGTGGCGCGGATTACAGCGAGTCAGCCTTGCGACCAATAAACCTGTCTGAGTAGTCGCGCAGCTTCTCAACACCTACGAACCCAACCGCACCACCGGCGAAGGTAGCCATGCCCTGAGGCAGCCCCATCCACTCCAGTAGCGGCACCAGAGCCAGGGTAATCAGCCCGCACAGGGCACCCTCAAGGATCATCTGGCGACGAGTGCCGCCGCCATACACAACCCGCAGGATGGCAATGAGCACCGATAAGCCAGAGGCATAGAGTTGCGGCTGGTGCGCTGCAAGCCAGGCAAATGCAGCGGCCCACAAGTTAGGGTCTTTTTCGGGCATGGGAGCCATCTCAGTTCCTCCCCTTCAGGGAGTTAGGGGGTTGATTAGCGTGAACGGTGAAGCAGGCCGCCGGGCATGAGTTCCTTGCGGATCACAGCCTTGACCTGGTCAGCGAGGTTCGAGCCCTGCACGTCAATCTGCTCTTTCAGCTCATACCCAAGCTTGGTATCACCGATCTTTCCGGCGAGAGCGTCAAGCACCGCATTCAAGCCTCCCGCCAGCTTCCGCTCGAAGTCCGTCGGGTACTTGATCGCGAACTTTTCGGACGCTACTAGGAACTGCGATTTAAGCGACGCGCTCAAGGCCGCCTCAAGCGTTCCTGCTTGAGTGACGCTAGCGGCATCGATGAATGCCTGGTTGATGCAGGGCTTGCAGCCATCAAGCTTGAATGGCTGCTCTGGCTCTGGCTCGGGCTGGTCCAGATTGCCGAACCTGGCCCGTACAACACCATCGCAAACTATCGTAGTGCAACCGCCCGCGCTCACGATCCGCGTACCGGAAGCCTTAGCCTTCTCCAGGCGATCAGCCAGCTCTTCCTCGGTTTCGAGTCGGGAGTAGCTCAGGAACAGGCGAGAGTTGAACGAATCATCGCCGTAGCTCGCATCGAACTCTTCGAACTCGGCGGCGTGGCGATACTGCTCCGGAACCCGTTGCAGCTCGGCCTGCATGAACTGGAGTAGGTTAGCGGCATTCTTGGGCAAGTCGTACTTGCTCCAGCTGGCAACCTCTACCGACACCATCTGGCGCTCTGGCGCATTGGCCGTGATGCCGAGGGTGCAAGAGTTAATCTCGAACTCGCCCGTCTTCAGGTCGATCTTCAGGCCGGATTTGCCCGGCACGTAGTCATGGGATTGAAACGAACCGGACATTTGCTGTGCTCCAGATGCAGAAAAGGCCCGCCGATATGGCGAGCCTTGAAATAGGTGAGGATCTTTCTCCCCTGTCCGCCAACACCACCCCGCAAGCACAACTGAGGACTAGGGTGTGCTGACTGCCGGTGTTCTACCGTAACGCGTGACTTCCGGCTATACCGCGTCCAGGCCCTGCCCGAAGGCCCACCCTGGCTGTGGCTAACGCCCACATCAAAACTGGTGCTGCCTGATGGAATCGAACCACATAGCACTCGGCGCAGGATTTACAGTCCCGTGTGCGTCCCAGCGCACATTCAGTCAGCGAAAACTTGGCGGAAGGCGGAGGAGTCGAACCCCTACCGTTTCCAGCAGCTCCGGGTTCAAACCGGATTGCCCACCACTGAGCGCCACCTTCCAGGAACGAAAAAGCCCAGCGGGTTAGGCTGGGCTTGACGAAATTCGGTCATAAAAAAGCCCGACGCAATGGCCGGGCTTTGTTTGTTGTGTCGCGCTTGAAAAGCTGAACACGGTGCCATGAAAACAGGTGTTTATCCGGCAGGAAAGAACTTTTTAAGCGGCGTCGCGAATTTCCTCCACTGCGCAATCAATCCACGCAACGCCGGCCTTGATCACCTCCCGGGCCGAGCGCTCGGAAATCCCGGCTGACTCCCCCACTCGCACCATCGTCCACTTCGCGCCGAAGTAGAGCCAGATGAAATTGCCCATCTGCGCGTCCCTCTGAGCGAGCCTGGCCACCGCGCGGTCAACCACCAGGGCAACGTCATCCGTCACACAGTAATTCTTGATGCCGCCCTCGGTGACGTTGTTGTCGCGGATCAGCGCATAGAGCGGTGACACGTACCGAGGCACGCCCATGCCATCCATCCGCCACCAGCCCCATTGCTCCAGCAGGTATTCCGTGTCGCCCAATGGCTTATCAGCGTAGGTGCGCTTTTTCATGCAGCTTTCCTCGGATCTGGATCACTCAGGCCAAACAGGTCGCGCAGCAACCGGTCGGCGGGTTTGTTCTTTGCGTTGCCCTCGATCAGCCAACGCTGGCCGAAATCATGGAAGGCGATCTGTGCGCGACTGCCGTGCCAACTGGCGACCATATCCAGCAGGTAAGCCAGTGCACTCGGCCCGCCGACTTTGACCTTGGCCAACTCCTCACCGGCGATCTTCAAGAACTTGCGCTCGTGTTCCTGCAGGCTTTTGCGCGGCAATGCCGCCTTCACGTTACTCATTTGCGGCACTCCCGAGGCTTTTACAAACCTCCACAATCACAATTTGTGGATGCAAGGTGTAGGCCCCGCAATCCGTGGTCTGTAGCGAAAAGCGTGAATATTGGAATCTAACGCCTGTCTGCTCGGCATCCGGGCCTTGGGCGATTTCGTCTAACGATTTTCCGCCGCTCATAGCGTTGCACCCCGCACTTGCAGGTATTCGTTTGGCTTCATGTCATTGCGGGCCTGGGCCGAGATGGCGTGACGCCAGGCCCGATACGCCTCCTCCGGCGAATCGCCAACACCTGCCCACGGATACTCCTTGGCAAAACACCAGAAGGTGCCACTGCGCCCGGTTATCCTTGCTTTAGGCAGGCGACCGGTGAACCCGACCTTGTGCCGCGCCAGCCAGCCCTCAACCGCGGGCCAGATGATTGCCCGCTCCGGTTCGGAGAACTCGCCTTTCCCGCCATTGCTGTAGACCTCGGCCAGGCCGTAGTCCTGGTTGGCCACCCACAGCATGAACCCGCTGGGGGTGTGGATCAGCTTGTAACCCTTGTGCGCCCATGCCCAGTCCAGCGGAAAAAGGCGAACCGACTCTGCGATGCGCTCGGCTTCGGGATAGAGAACGGTCGAGATAATTTCCATGCCCGGCTCCAGGGTAAAGGGCTCACCACGCAGCGCTGCTGCATAGGCCTTCTCGATCTCTGGCTTCCGCCCCAGTAAACGATCAATCAGATTAAAACTTCTCATCGTTCTTCCTCCCCTTGTACTGGCTGGCGAAGGGGCGCCCCATCTCAACCTCTTCGTTGGTCGGCGGCTTGCCCTCGAAGTCGACAAACCGCACATACTTACCCTGCTGCTGGACCAGGCACGAACCCACGCGGGCGTGGCGAACCTTGCCCACAATCAGCTCAGTGACACCGTTCTGTCCTTCTTCGCTCTCCAGGTCGCGATGCACCAGGATCACCACGTCTGCGTCCTGCTCGATTTGGCCAGAGTCGCGAATGTCGCTCGGGCGCGGGCGTTTGTCCGGACGGTTGGTCGAGCCGCGATTGAGCTGGGCCAACACCACCACCGGAATCTTGAGTTCCTTGGCAAGGTTTTTCAGCGCTGTGGATATCTTCCCCACCTCAAGAGACCGGTTTGAACTGCTCTCGGCGGTGATCAATTGGACGTAGTCCACCAGCAGCACGCTGAGACCTTCCCTGCGCTGGCACTGTCGGGAAATTGAGCGAATGCGGGGCATAGTCATGCCGGCCTGATCGTTGACGAAAAGATTCGCCTGGTCGAGGACATGCACCGCGCCGGTCAGCTTGGGCCAGTCGTCGTCTTCAAGACCGCCACTGTCCAGCTTGCTCAGATTGACGCTCCCAAGCGATGCCAGGCCGCGCGTTATCAGCTCTTCCTTGGTCATCTCCATAGAGAACGCCAAACCGACGCCACCGAGCTTGCAGGTGACGTGCTGGGCGATTTGCAGGCCGAGAATGGTTTTCCCGGAACCGGTGAGCCCGCCGACGACGATCATGTTGCCCGGACGTAACCCACGCACCAGCTCATCGAGATCCTTCAGCCCGGTCGAAAGGCCGACGGGCATCGTCTTGTTGAACTTCGCGTCGATGGTGTCGACCACGCCCGGCAAAATCTCGCTGGCCCTGTAGTAATCCTGTTGGCCGTCATCGTCCAAGTCGCGCAGATCCGCCGTAGCCTGCTGGGCCATAGCGATGACCTCAGAGAGCGGGCGCTCTTCGTTGGCCGTGTCATTGATCACATAGGCGGCACTCACGATCTGACGCAGGACTGCCCTCTCCCGAACAATGCGAGCGTAGGCCTTCCAGTTGGCAGCGCTCGGCACCTTCATGGCGACTTCGCCCGCGTGAACCATCGTCAGCTTTCCGCTGGGCAAGCTCTGGCGGCGATCGCTCAAGGTGACAATGTCGATAGGCGTCCCGGCCGTGTGACATTCAATCATGACCTGATACAGCGCGGCGCTCTCCAGGTCGTGGAAGTCAGCCACGCTGACCTTGTTGATGATTTCATCCGCCAGGTCAGGCTTGAGCATGATTGCCCCAAGGATGCCGAACTCCGCCTCTTCGCTGAATAGTTCGCGACTCATACAGCACCTCGTGCCGAAGCCCAGCGAAACACCACCACGATGCCGCTCTTGTCCCGCAACCGGTCAACAGCCCGATCCCCAAGGCACTGACGCAACTCGGTCACGCCAAGGTTGCTCACCACGATCGTGGGCTTGATCCTCTCGTACCTGCCGTTGATCACCTCGAACAGCACCTGCCGCTCGA